CGCAACCGCTGCCGCTACCCGCAGTGTGTGGAAAACGACGATGAGCGGTGCCCGCGCTGGCTGACCGGCGAGTGTGAAGGGCCCAACGCAGAGTTCAGCGGCGGCCCCGCTGGCGCATCGCTCCCCACAGGACGGCCGTAGGGCCGTCCGCTGCAACGACGGGTTCGGCTTCACCTTCAACGGAGGCACCATGATTGCACTGAGTATTCGACAGCCCTGGGCGTGGCACATCCTGCACAGCGGGAAGGACATCGAAAACCGCGACTGGCCCACCAAGTTCCGCGGGCGCGTGCTGGTGCATGCCGCGAAGGGCTGCACGCGCGACGAGTGGGAGAACGGCAACGACCCGCTGTGGCACTGTGGCGGGCCGACCATCGAGCTGCCGGCGCTGGCCGACTTGCCGCGGGGCGGCATCGTGGGCAGCGTGGAGATCGTTGACTGCGTGACGCACAGCGCATCTCCTTGGTTCATGGGGCGCTTCGGCTTCGTGCTGCGCGACCCGAAGGCTCTGCCGTTCACGCCGTGGAAAGGGCAGCTCGGGTTCTTCGACGTGCCTGCCGAGGCGCTTGCCCCGGTGGCCGCGTGAAGCCGAACGTTCGAGCTAAGTTGCCCGCCGCTGGGTAGCTCGAACACCATGCCCGCTGTTGCGGGTCAACTTGAGCGAGGGGTTCGGCCTCTGGCTCCGAAGCGAGGAACACGATGCACAACCAAGACGACAACGACGCCTGGGACCGGGCGATTGACCGCAAGGCGAGCGCGCTGCGCGTGCTTGCTCCGCTGGGCTTCGAGGATGCCGACGACGGCGAAGTGCCGGGCGCGATATGGCACCGGAACAGCGGGCTGACCATCGACTGCGCGATCACGAGCCCGGCTCATGTCGTCGAAGCGCTGCTGAGCGTCGGCCGCGAGCAAGGGCGCGACGAGGTGCGGGCGCTGATGCGGCAGGCGTTGGCGCTGTAAGAGGCCCAACGTTGGAGCTAAGTTGCGGGCCGCCTGCGGCCCGTCAACTTGAGCGACCAGTTAGGCCCTGGATCCGAAGCGTGACAGTGCAACCGTACTAGGACTAAACGACGTGGATAAGCAAAAACTGGAAGAGGCACGGCTACTTGCCATGAGCATGACCTCGCACCCCGTGGCCTTCGGGACCATTGAACACACGGAGCGGGCCGGTGAACTGCTTGGCTTGCTGTGGCAGGAAGTACTGCGGCTTGAGTGTGACCTGAAGGACGCGCTTGAACCGCAGAGCCCGAACACCGCTGACGGCCCCGTGGCGCTGGAACTCTCTTGGGTGCCGCTGAACAAGCGCGACCTGAACTGGCACGCGCACGCGACCGTGCAACTGCGGTCCATGCATGCAGCACTGAACGCAGCCGAGAAGACCCCGCGCGACCCGCTGGAGATTGAGGAACTGTGGGACGAAGCACACGAGCAGTGGAACCAAGCCAAGGGCGACCACGCCGACGTGCACGAAATCTTCGCGCGCCTGCTGGAGCGCGCGCATGGGATTGGAGTTGAGCATGGCTGACGGGAGCATCACGGTGGAAGTGAGCACACAGGCGGCGCAGGCCGAACTGGAACGCCTGCGCGCCGACAACGCAGCCCTAAGACGCGAGGCGCACGCATGGTGGACTGCTGCGCGCGATGCGTTGAAGCTGCGCGAGCCGCTGGCGCTAGAAGCAATTGAGGCGGCTGCGGCGGAAGCGTTTGGGTTCGAGGGTGGTTTGCAGGAAGTCAATCTCGGCGACCTGCTGCACTTTGCCCGCGTGCTGGAGCAGCGGCATGGCATTGGGGCCTAACGCAAAGCTAAACGGCGGGCCGTAGGCCCGTCCGTTTGAGCGACCTGTTAGGGCTGTATTTGCAACGAGGACAACAAATGCTGGAAACCGTGACCATTGGGCAAGCTACGCTGCACTACGGCGATTGCCGGGAAGTGCTGCCGACGCTTCCCAGCGTGGACGCGGTGATAACCGACCCGCCCTACAGCGAGCGCTGCCACAGCGGCCACGACAGCACCGCGAAGGATGCCCGCGACGGTGCAACGCGGGCGGCACTGGGCTACAAGGCGCTGACGCTTGAAGACGTGGTGTGGTTTGCGGCGCAGTACGACCGGGTGTGCAGCGGCTGGGTTGTGTGGATGACGGACAGCGACCTGGCGCTGCATGTGCGCAATGCGCTGGAGAAGCTGGGGCGCACCGCGTTTGCACCGCTGCCCTTCTACCAGCCCGGCCGCAGCGTGCGCCTGAGCGGAGATGGCCCCAGCAGCTGGACCGACTGGATCGTGGTTGCGCGCACCAAGGCGCAAAACAAGTGGGGAACGCTGCCGGGCGGCTACGTGGCCGGGCCTGGCTGGAACGACAAGGCGCGGATGGGCGGGAAGCCGACTCTGCTGATGGACGCGCTGGTGGCGGACTACTCGCGGCCCGGCTACACGGTGCTGGACACGCACATGGGCGCGGGCACGACCGGCGTTGCATGTGCCCGCGCTGGGCGGAAGTTCATAGGCTGCGAGGTTGACCGCGCTGCCTTCGATTTGGCGTGCGAGCGGATAGAAGCCGCTTACGCGCAAGGCTCCCTGCTGGATTTGGCACAGCCTGTGCCGGAGCAGCAGGGCCTGGGCATTTGAGCCCTAACGCCAGGTTAAGCGGCGCCCCGCGCTGACAGGGGCATGCGCGCGGACGCCCTTGGGCGTCCGCTTGAACCGACAGTTCGGCCTCACGGCCGCGGAGAAGCAAACGATGGAACAGCAAGCACTCAGCCTGCCCGGGCCGCGGATCAGCCGCATCACGCTCGGGCGCCTGCACAACCTGGGCAACTACGAGCACGTCCGCTACGAGGTGACGGTGGAGCTGCCGCCCGGCACCTCGCCGGCCAGCGTGGCGCGCGAGCTGGAGGACACGCTCAACGCCCTGGAGCCGAGGCAGCCGGTCAGCGACTGGGACCTGCGGCAGGCCATGAAGACGCTGGCCCTGCCGGAGCCGGTGCTGGAGCCCAAGGACGATGACGACCCGTTCGAGAGCCCGCAGGACGTGCTGCGGCGGAAGAAGGCGGACCGTGAGCGTGCGCGCCTGCACATCGAACGCCACGAAGCGTGGCTGAAGTCGCGCGACGCTGCGCTGCGGCGCTTCGATGCGCTAGGCGGCTCCGCTCAGTGGACGGACGCGAAGGACCGCTGGGACGATCAGTGAAGCCGAACGTTCGAGGTAACGCGGACCCAACGGCGCCACGGACGCCGGAGTAACACCACACTGCGGGCCGCCGTTGGGGCTCGCGTTGACCGAGGGGTTAGGCCCCACGCGAGGAACAATGAGCGGCGGAAGCATGAACTACCTCTACTCCAAGCTGGAGTACGACGCGAACTTCAAGCAAGACACGCCCGAGCGGCGCGCGTTTGCCAAGCACCTGAAGCTGGTGGCAAAGGCGCTACACGACATTGAATGGGTGGACAGCGGCGACTACGGCCCCGGCGATGACATCGAGGCAATCCGAGCCTGCCTGCGCACCGGGGCAACGCTGGAAGCCGCCATTGAGGCGGCACACGAAGCGCACAAGACGCTGCGCGCCGAACTGGAGCGGGCATGCAGCGGAAATCCGGCTCTTGCGCAGCGGTATGTGCATGGGGCCTAACGTGCTGGTAACCGGCGCCCTTGGGCGTCCGGTTGACCAGCGTGTTAGCGCGCTGGTGGAGAAACGAGACGATGCTTGAACTGAACCGGATTCACTGCGGCGACAACTGCGACCTGCTGGGCAAGATGCCCCGCGAGTGCGTGGACTTGGTGGTGACGAGCCCGCCCTATGACGACCTGCGCACCTACGGCGGACACTCGTGGGATTTCTTCGGCGTGGCGTGGCACCTGAAGCGCGTGCTGAAGCCTGGCGGCGTGATTGTGTGGGTGGTGGCCGATGCGACGAAAGACGGCAGTGAGACAGGCAGCAGCATGGAACAGGCGCTGCACTTCAAGCGGCTGGGCCTGAACCTGCACGACACGATGGTTTACCGCATGCGCGGTACTGGCGCGAAGGGCAGCAACCTTGCGTACTGGCAGGCGCGGGAATACATGCTGGTGCTGAGCAACGGCAAGCCCAAGACTGTGAACCGCCTGACCGCTGAACGCAGCAGCGATTGGAAAGCGGGTGGCAGGCTGACCAAGGACGGAAAGCAGAAGCCAGGGCTTGACGCTGAACCCGCTGACGAGAAGGTGCGCGACAACGTGTGGGAGTACCTTGTGGGCGCTGCGGGTGGCGAGGTTTCTACCGGGCACCCTGCAGTGTTTCCGTTCGACTTGGCCCGCGACCACGTAGCCACATGGAGCAACCCGGGCGAGCTGGTGCTAGACCCGTTCAGCGGCAGCGGCACAACTGCCAAGGCTGCGAAGACGCTGGGCCGCCAGTTCATCGGGCTGGAGGTGAACCCGGAATACTGCGCGATAGCCGAGCAACGGATCGCGCAGGAAGTATTGGCGCTGGCATGAGGCTGCGCCCTAACGCGCGCCTGGTCGCGCCGCGGCGCCTGCGGCTCGGGCAGCGCGGCCAGCGCCGCGGTGTCGGCCCGGCTGTAGGTGCTGTACCCGCGCGGCAGCGTGCGCCACACGTTCGCCGGCGGCACCTGGTCGGCCGGCGTCGTGCGGCGGATGTGCCAGTCCATCACGCGGCCGAGCACGCCGACCCGCTTGCGGATCGTCGACGGCGCCAGGCGCCGCTTGACCTTCAGGTCGCGCACGTAGCGGTCGGCCCAGGCCCAGGTCTGCCCGCTCACGCGCAGGCCGACCAGCTCGGGCAGCATCTGCGTGAGCAGCGCGTCGTCGCTGTCGGTCAGCGGCGCCGCCTGCGTGTACGCGCGGATCACCTCCACCAGCAGCGGGTCGTCGGCCCGCCGCTCGGGCCCGGCCAGCAGCTCAGCCGGCACGATTCCGCGCTCGAGCAACGCGAGCAGCTGCTGCCCGTACTGGCGGGCCTCGTCAGCGGTGTCGAAGGTGTGGAAGAACGGCCGCGGCAGCAGCCTGTGCGTCACCCGAAGCTGCGCCCGCGCACCGCGGACCTGCACCGTCATGCCCATGGCGCGCGATCCTACTCGGCTTGAGGCACAACATGATCCGCTAGCCTGTAGCACTGCTACCGATTCCCGGTAGCGGCTGGCCGATTCTCACCCCACTGCCACCGATCGCGGCGCCTGCTGGAGGCGCTGCGGGCTCGCTAAGTGGTTGTCAGCGCGCGAGATTTTTGGAGGCGCGAGCCGGAGTCGAACCGGCCTAGACGGATTTGCAATCACCCGGCGCGCTCCACGCGCATGGCGCGTCATAGGTGCGCGTCTGGTGCGGCATGCGCCTGAAACGCCCGGAACGCGCCTAGATGGGCGAGAAGTTCCCCACCGGCTGGCTACCGCCGCGCCTCGTCCTTCCGCGCGCTGCTCCAGCTCGTGCCGATCCAGTACCCCGCGACCACCGCGATGATCGCCAGCACGGCCGTGACGACCTGGACGCGAAGCTCGCCGGTGTAGGCCTCGGGGTGCACGAAAAGCACGTCGACCAGCAGCAGCGCCGGAAACGCCAGCAGCAGCAGGCTGATGAAGAAGGCCGGGCTGCGCCACATACTGCCCGCCTGCATGTGCGCCAGGTCGGCAGCGCGGGCGGCCTCGATGCCGCCGCCGGCCGGCTGCAGCTCGTACCAGCGGTCGCGGATGGCCTGGTCGGCCTGGGCGGCCAGTGCGGGGTCGGCGGCGACGGCTTCGGCGGCGGCCTGCGCGTTGCTGGCGCCGGTGGCCTGCTGGACGATCTGCACAACGAGCTGGGCGGCCTGCTCGCGGCGGCTGTCGACGGTGCCGTCGCGGCTGACGATCTGCGCCAGGCTGGGCAGTGCCTGCACCAGCGTGGGCAGCACGGCGGCGATGATGGCGGGCAGCGGCATGGCGGGGGCCTCCTGTGCGATGGCGGGCGGCTGTGGTGTCGCCGCGGGGTGCGGGGGCGGTTCGGGCGCAGCGGCCGGCGCGGGCGGCGCCGGCACGGTGACGGCGATCTCGGCCTCGCCCTGCGGCACGTAGATGGTGGTCGTGGGCTGCTGGCTGGGCGGCGGTGCGGCAGGCTGGGGCGATGCCGGCGCCTGCGCGACGACGGCGCCGCGGCGGAAGAGCTCGGCCTCGGCCTGCCTGCGCCGGACCAGCCCGGGCAGCACGCGCCCGCCTGCGTGCACCCAGCGCGAGAACTCGCGCGCGGCGCCCTCGACGTCTGCGGTGTTGATCTTGCGCAGCAGCGTCGAACGCTCGAACGCGCCGCGCCCGATGTTGAACACCAGCGACACCAGCGCATCGAACTGGTGCTGCGTCAGGTCGACCATCGGGCTGACGCGCTCGGCGACCGCCTGCTCGGCCCACGCCAGGTCGTCACGCAGGATGCGCTCGGCCTCGTCGGCGGTAATGCGGTCGCCGGGCCGCACGCCGCCCGTGTGGCCGTAGCCGATGGTCCACGGCTCGCCGCCCGTGCCCGGGTCTGGGTACGCCGCCAGGCGCAGGCCCTCGTGCGCCTTGATGAGCTCGATGCCTGCGGGGCTGGTACGGGTGGGTCGCGTCATGGCCTACTGCCCGAACGGCGGCTTTCCGGTGATCTTGGCGCGCAGGCCTTCCCACATGGCCCACAACATGAAGCCGATGACGCCGGCCGTTCCCAGCTTCAACAGGTGCATCGCCAGTTCGTTGCGCGCCTGGCGGCGCGCTTGCGCGTCGTCATACTGCTGCGCGAGCCAGCGCGTGTGCTCTTCGGTCGGCAGGCGGTCGCCGATCTCCTGCAACACGGTTTTCCTCACTATGTGCTCCATCACGGCCGCCTGCGCCGGGCCGATCGCCTCGATCTGCGCGCGCAGCGCGACGATCTGGGCCTGCAGCGACTCATTCGTCGTGGTCATTGCGGCGGCACCCGGGCCAGCACGTTGAGCACAGCTTGCCCGTCGCCGCAGTCATAAGACGCCCAGACGACCGCCTCCTGATGCGGCTCGAGCGCGATGCGCCAATTCCCGGCGTCGAATGAGCCCAGCGGGCGCGTGGCGTTCACTGGCGGATCGTCGTCTCGGCTGATCGGCGTGCTTCTCATGACGCCCGTGGCGCTCAGAACGTAGGCCTGCAAACCCTTGAACGTGCACGGGCGCAATTTCTCGCCGGTGATGTGAACGATGACGTGATCGCTCGTTCGCGCAAGCACGGTGGACACGCTTCGGATCACAGGCTCGCGCCGCTGCGCCTCCAATCGCTGCGCTTCACGCCACGCAGCGAACTCGTCGACCAGCAGCGGCACGACGAGCATGCCGACCAGCAGGCCGGCGACCCACGGCCAGGCGCGCACGACGATGATCTGGCTCATGTGGCGCAGCTCGGCAACGGTCACGGCGGGTCGCGCGTCAGTGCCTGCGCGCACTGCGGTCGACCAGGATCGCGAGCGTGCGGTTGCCGTCGGCCGCGTCGCGGGTTTCGGTGGCCAGCTGCACCAGCCAGCGCCACACGGCAGCGACCTCGTCGGCGGTCATGTCGCGGCGCGCGCCGCAGCCCTGGCGCAGCTCGTGCGGGCCGTGCGGGTAGTCGGCTTCGATGTAGGTGCAGTCGGGTGGCAGCCCGGGCACGTTGAGCGGCGGCCGCAGCTCGACGGCCACTCCGTCGTGCCGCGCGACCCCGCGCGTGCCGTCGTACCACAGTCGTGTCGGGTGCAGCAGCATGCCCATGCGGTGCCCTCCATCGTCTGCCTCAGTTGACGCTGCGCGCCACCTCGTACCAGGTGGTGCCGTCGCACACCAGGGTGAGCGTGTCGTCCGCCGTGCTCGTGAAGTTTCCGGCCAGGCGCAGGTTGCTGCCGTCGGTCACCGTCAGCGCGCCGGCAAAGACCAGCGTGACGCGCGCGCCGCTGTGCCCGGTGGCGGTGATGGTGGCGATGTTGGTGGTGCCCGTGATGCTGACCACGGCCTGCCCGATCGGGATGGCGATGGTCGACGCGCTGGCCACGGTGGCGATGGCCGGCGGCGGCAGCGGGCCGAACACTCCGCGCGGGCCGGCGCGGTGGTCCTGCACGGCCGTGACCACGCCGCCGCTGGTCGTGATCTGGTACAGGCGCGCGTAGGCCGCTGCGTTGTTCCAGTTGCTCGTCTCGGTGCTGGTGCTCACCGCGCTGGTGGCGCGGTCGGCGACCACGTAGTTGGTGGTGTTGTTGGTCAGCGTGACCGTGCCGTCGGCGACCAGCGTGCCGCCCCATCGGCCGCCCCAGAAGGCCCATGTCAGCCCGGTGGTCGCGGGGTGGCGCTTGGCGCCGTAGGCCGCAAAGTCCAGGCTCTCGAAGTTCTCGTTGATGGGCACTTCGGGGCTGGCTTGCGAGCCCTGTGCGCTGAGGATCTGCATGGTTACCCCGCCTCCTGCACGGTGGTGACGGCCGACAGATAGGTCGGGCTCACCAGCGTGGCGTAGCCGATGTCGAAGGGCACGTTGTCGGTGACGTGCGTGATGGTCACCACCTCGCTGCTGGCGCTGGCGGTGTAGCTGGCGTCGGCGTCGATCAGCGCCGCGATCGCGGTCGCGATGTCGGCCAGCGTGTCGCCGCCCGTCACCGTGTAGGTGAACCACACGCCGTCTAGGATCACGCTCCAGGCGTGCCCGGTGGTCGGCGTGCCGATGGCGGTGGCGGTGGCGATCTGCGGTCGCGCCGGGCCGGCGATCTGCGCCTCGAGCACCGGGCGCAGCAGCGTGCTGACGGCGCCGACCGTGCTGGTGAAGACGACGTCGAACTGCCCGCCCAGCTCGGGCGGGATGTAGAGCAGGCAGTCGCCCGTGGTGGCGTCGACGGCGGCGCGGATGTCCAGGCGCTGCGCCGTGGTGCTGGCGTTGATGGCCGCGACGATGGCGGCGTTGACGTCGGCGTTGCGCGTGTTGCTGATGGTCGCCGAGATGCGTGTCGTGTCGCCTATGACGTTGCTGGTGATCTGCAGCTGGTACGTGTCGGCCAGCGTGCCCAGCGCGGCGACGTAGCTGAATCGGTAGGTCTCGAACTGGTCCTGGGCGATCACGCCGCTGGCCTGCTGCGTGATGCGCGGCTGCATGCTGCCCGTGCCGCCCTCGTTGAGCAGCTGCACGCCGAACGGCACGCCGGCCGGGCCCGTGACGCGCACGTCGGCGCCCGTGGCGGTGGCGGTGAACTGGCTCGAGGCGTCGATCACCGCCGCGAACGACGTGGCCACCCCGCCCAGCGTCGCATCTCCGACGACGCTGGTGTAGGTGTACGTCTGCGTGCTGCTGCCGCTGGGCGTCAGGCGCACCTTCAGCACCGCGCCGGCCGCGAAGGTGCCGGCGACGGTAATGTCGCTGATCTGCGCGTCACCGCGCGCGGTGCCTGCGGTCGTGATGCTGGCGCCGTAGCCGCGCGCGCCGTCGGGGCCGATGGCGTAGACCGTCGCGGTGATGTATTCGCCGCCCGTCACGCCGTCGCTCAGCTGCTGGAAAACCGTGTATTCGCACTGCGTGTCGAGCACCTGCAGCGTGCGGATGACAACCGACGGCGCCGCGGTGCGCGCGATGTCGACCTCGTAGCTGCCGGCGTCGCCGCCCGGCCACGGGCTGCCCGACAAGAAGTTGAAGGCCCGGCGCGTGCGCGGCTGCCAGGTCACCAGCACCGATCGGCTGCTGGTCTGCGACGCGCGCAGGTCGGTCGGCGCAAAGGGCCGGCGGCCGATGTCAGTGTTGGTGAAGGCCTCGGCCGTTACCAGGTCGGCGACCTTGCCCTTGGTCACGCCGCGCAGGTAGCGCAGCTGGTCGCGGTCGGTCACTTGCGTGGCGACGCGGCGCAAGCCCTGGGTGCGCAGCAGCACCGCACGCTCGCTGGACGCGTGCGTGGCGATGGCCCATTCGGTGCCGCGCTGACCGCGCAGCAGGCCGCTCAGCACGTAGACGCCTGGGCTGCTGAGCGTGGCGACGCGGAACCTCACCACCTCGCTGCCGATGAGCATGGCGTTGATGGTCTCGTCGGCCAGCATGGCGTCGCGCGTGCTGCTGGCGAGCGTGCCGTACTCGACGTCGACGGTGACGCTGTTGGATTCGTCGAAGCCGACGCCGGTGTAGTTGCCCAGCGTGGTGGTGCAGGTCCCGAGCACCGCGCTTTCGGCGACGTCGGCGACCTGGCTGAAGGTCACGTTGTCGAGGCTGGCCTGCACAATGGCGCCCGACCAGCCGGCGCTGTCGCCGCGCGCCGCGACGTAGTAGCCGGGGCCGTCGTCGGCGTCGCGCAGGATGGGGATGTCGAGCACCTGCAGCACCGTGTCGCTGGGCTTGGTGACCACGGTGCTTTCGGTGTAGCTGGTGTCTGTGATCTGCGCGCTGACGACGGCGGTGGCGTCGTCGAGCACCGTGTCGAACAGCAGCGCGCCCGCGTCGTCGCGGCGGCGCACCAGGCGCAGGCGGTAGGCGCTGCCGTCGTCGTCGGTGACGGTGACCACGTCGCCGGGCTCGAGGCGCGTGTAGCTGGGCGGCAGCGCGATCTGCGCGGTGGTGATGGATGCCGCCGCGTCGATGACGGCGGCTTCGGCGATGCCCTTGGCCTCGGCCGGGGTCAGCGCCAGGGCCAGCTGCAGCGTCTGCACGGCGGCCTGGCTGGCGACGATGCGGTCGCTGTACTCGGTGGCGGGCTGGTAGTCGTCGCTGGCGTTGGCGTAGGTCAGCGCCACCTGCGGCGGCACCTCGAGGTCGGCCGCCAGCGTCAGCGGCAGCGGCTGCTCGGCAGCCTGCTCGGCGCCTGCACCCAGGTCGGCCCACGGCACGGTAGCGACCGAGGCTGCGGCCCGCAGGCGGAAGATGAGCTTGTCGCGCAGGCTGCACTCGAAAAAGTGCGCCGTCATCAGCTGCTCGAGCACCGCGCGCGCGGCTGTGACCTGCCCGACCGCCAGCCCGCGCACCGGCTTGGCGGCGCTGGCCAGGCCCGAGGCGTCGACCTGCGCGGGCTGCAGCCCGGTGCGGGCGCACACGGCCTCGACGACCGATTGCAGCGTCGGCGCCTCGGATTGCACCAGCGTGCGCGCATACGGCGGTGTGTCAAATGGCGCCAGCGGCACGGTGTAGCCGCCGACGCCGTACAGCTGCGACGACTCACTCTGCTCGAACCAGCGAAAGAGCGCGCTATCAACCCACACGTCGACGCCCGACGGACCGTCGACGACAAACCGCGACAGATCGGTCGTCGCCCACGCATGCACGGTGCTGCCCATGCTGCCCTGCAGCCCGTTCTTGACGCTGTCATATACACGCACTGGCTGCCCAGCGACTTGCTCGATGGCGATGTGCACCCACGTGTTAAGCGGAGGTTTGTCGCTAAGCGCGCCCAGCACCCCGCTGGTGCCCGACGCTGCAGACTGCACGGAAAAGTCGTAACCCCAGCTGGCATTCGTACTGCGGCCAAGCTGTACGCCGCGCCCGGTCGAGGCGTTGCGTAGCGAGATGAACAAGCCCGAGCCTGTGAAACGTGCCCAGAACTCGAAGCGCCACGACAAGTTGTCGATGCGGTTGACGACTAACTCGCCGACGGGCGTTTGCGCAACGGCACCGTTCGGCACGTATAGGCTGGACGCGCCGAACACTTTCACGCTGCTGTCGAGCACCGCGCCGCCAGAAAGGTCGACATGCGGCCCGAGCGTGGATTGCGCCACGCCAGGCGACTCGAGCGCGTCGAACTGATTCAGGAAACCTACGCTCTGGTAGGTGTAGCTACCGGCCGTCACCACCTCGAAAGTCAGCACCGGAAGCTGGCCCGATGTGCCCAAATTCAGGCCCTCGATGAATACCGTGCCGCGGCCTCGGTAGGCGGGCGCGTTGCCCGCGCCTACGGCTGCCTCGTACGTCGCATCGGGCAGCTGCGTGGTGCCGCCGGTGTAGTAGGTGATTCGACGCCACCAGGCGCTTTCGTCGCTGGCATCCAGGGATGCATCGTCGGCGTCGCTGCGGTAGTTTCGCACTAGCTTGCCGTTTGCCCACACACGCGACACGCCGACGATTTCGCAGTCGGCCACGCCTATCAGCAGATCGACCTCGTACGTGTAGCTCGTGACCTCGGGGCCGCCGCCTTTGCCTGCGCTGGTGGTGCTGGTCAACTCGCGCTTTTCGCTGGCCCACCACACCTGCCCGGCGACGCGCATGGTGCCGCGTATCCACGGGATGGGCTGGCCGTAGCTGCCGCCGGTGACGCGCAGGTCGTCCAGGCGCGGGCCCTGCGCGCGCTGGCCGCGCTGGCTGAGCACGCCGCCGAGCGTGGCGCCGATGGCCCAGCCGATCTGGCCGCCGATGCCCGGCGCAATGGCGTTGCCGACGACGGCGCCGGCGACCCCCAGCACGAGCTGCGCCAAGGCTAGCCCCCGACCCCGGGCAGGCGGAAGACGCCCGCCAGGCGCAGGTGCGTGCCCAGCACGAGGCGGTGCTCGACCACGCGCGGCGGCTTGGCGGCATTGGTGGCGTGCACGATGGCCCAGTGCCCCGGCACCGGGTACGGCGCGGCGATGGCCAGGTGCTGCGGCTGCCGCGACGTCACCAGTGCCAGCACGGCGCCGGGCTCGATGTCGGCAATGGGTTCCATCCAGCGCGCGCAGTGCTCGAGCATGCTGCCGTCGGGGGCCTGGCTGTAGCCGTGCACGTCGGCATCTGGCGGCACGAGGCCGAGCTCGCGCGCCACGACGACGACGAGGCCGGCACAGTCCAGCGCAGCGCCCGGCAAGCGCCCCTGGTGCTGCCAGGGCGTGCCGATGTGCCGGCGCGCCGCGGCGACCACCTGCGCGGGCGTGGCGTGGCTCATACGCTCGGGTCGGGCACGGCGGTGAGCGCGTCCACGCCGGGCAGGTGCGGCTCGCCAGCGAAGTTGAGCGCGTTGTTGAACTTGGCGGCGCAGTCTTCCGCCAGCCGCTTGCGGCAGCCGGCCAGGATGCTGAAGGTGTCGCCGACCTGGATGTCGCCCAGCATCGGCAGCATGAGGGTCAGCACGCCGCCGGTGGCGTACGCCTTGACCTTGATGCGGCGGCCGTTGCTGTTGCCGCTGGTCCACGTGAGCAGGCCTTCGCCATAGTAGTCGGCGGTGCCCACGGCGGCCCACAGCGTCGACGACGTGAACACCTGGCGCGAGGTGACTGCCGTCACCGCGTCGGTGCGCGTGTACGTGGCGGCGACCAGCCCGCAGCGGTTGGTGCCGGCCTGCGCGGGGAAGTCGGCGAAGCGCGCGCGGCAGGTGCGGCTGGTGACGTTGCCGATGGGCTGCTGCAGGTACTGCTGCAGGCCGCGCAGCTCGGCGATGACCCGGCCGCGCAGGAGCTGCACCTCGCCCACGGTGCCGGCGGCGATGGGCTCGGTGCCGTCGGCCGGGCTGGCCCAGTTGTACGCGAGCAGCTCCCACGCGGCGGCCTGCCACACGCCGCCCAGCACCTGGGCGCGCGTGAAGATGCTGCCGTCGTCGATGGTGGTGAGCTCGAGGTTGTCGACCGCCAGGCCGGCGGTGCTGGCGATGCTGCTGATCTGCAGCCCGGGCGCGGCGCTGTACGTGGTGGCGCCCAGCGTGACGCCGGCGCTGGCCGACGTCCACGCGAAGACCTGCCCGTCGGTGCGCGTGATCTTGAGCGCGTAGGCGCGCGTCGTGGTGCCGGTGTCGAGGTGCGCCTGGTAGGCGACGGGCAGCGTCTTCAAGGCCGGGCCCTAGACCACAATCTCGACGATGGGGATGGCGGCCCACTCGTGCAGCAGGCCGCCTGCGTTGCGGCCGACGATGCGGGCGTCGAGGCGGTCGGTGTCGTAGCGCATCGGCACGTCGAATTCGCCCGACCAGGTCAGGTTGGCCGCGGTGCGCGGCACTGTGGTGGTGACGATGCCGGTGGTGGTGTTGAGCGTGTAGTCGGTCGTCAATGTCAGCGGCGTGCCGCTGTTGCGCAGCTCGAAGGGGCTGGCGAGCGGCTTGCGGATCTGGCGGTCGAGCGTCTGCGCGCCCGAGGTGTAGCGCTTGACCAGCTGGAAGGTCGTGCTGGTAAGCCCCTGCACCCGGCCCTGGCTGATGCTGCAGGTGTAGTCGCTCCAGTCCTTGAACCGCCAGCCGTGCAGCCGGCCCTGCACGGTGAGGAAGTGCGCGCGCAGGGTCTCGAAGTCGGCCGCGTCGTTGATGCCCTGGCTCACGTCCCAGCGGTGGCGCGGGTACTGCCAGGCGGCGTTGCGCTGCTCGCGGCCGCTGACCGTGACGACGACCGTGGTGGCCCACTCGGGGCCGCCCTGGGCGCCGTAGGCGATGCGCTCTGGGAAGCGGGGCGATTCGTAGAAGGCCATGCCCGCCTCAGTTGTTGCGCAGCGCCGCGCGCTCGACGGCGCGGGCAGTGTCGGCCGCGACCTGGCTGCGCGTGCGCGCGTCCATGCCGCCGGAGAACGTCTGATTGATGACGACCGTCACGCCGCCGGCCGGCTGCACGGTGGCGCCGGTGCGGCCGCCAAATACTGGCTCGGGCCCGCGCTCGCCGGCGATGCCCCAGCGGCCCGGCGCGATGAAGCCGCCCGTGGCGAAGAAGCCCGAGAAGGCGCTGGTGATGGCGCCGAGGATGCTGCTGCCGACGCCGCCGCCGGCGCCGCCGCTGCTGGCGAACAGGCTGCCGAGGAAGCCGCTTGCAGCCTCGGCCAGCGGCTCGGTGACCAGCTTGCGCGTGACGATGCGCACCAGGTCGGCCTCGAGGCCGCGCAGCACGCTGCGCAGGTCGTTGCCGCCCACGATGGCATCCTCGAAGGCGCTGCTGAAGCTGAGGC